GGTAAGCGGAGGCGCGAACTCTGACCAGGTGCAGACGACCATTAAGGCGGCAACAGCATGAGAGTGAAGACCAAAACCTATAAAGTCCATCGGGTTGAGGCGCGGGAGATCCTGGGAAAAGTTCCGGACCGGACCTTCGCCCGTCTCGAGGCCGAGGGAATCATCATCCCATCGAAGCGTGGCAAGCCTGGGGTGCCTTCCGTGTACGACCTCGCGGTCATTGTGCCAGCCTACGTCGCCCACCTCAAGACCGCCCAACCAGCGAACGCCGAGAAGGCTGCCCGGGCCCGGCGCGAACGATCCCAGGCGGACCTGAACGAGCAGCGCCTTGCCGAGAAGCAGAAGGAACTCATCCCCCGCGAGCAGGTGGTGCGCGAGGGCAAGGCGTTTGTCCTGGCGACCAAGGCGAAGCTGCTCGCTATTCCTCGCCGCATGGGGCAAGCGGGAATCGTGCCCGCCGACAAACAGCCCGAGGTCGCCGCGCTGATCCGAGAGGCGCTCGAAGAAATGGCCCGGTGGGACGAGCACCTGATTCAACTCGAAGCTAAGGCGGTCGGGTCCGGTGAATGAGCGACGCGCCTCAGGTATCGCGCGAATGGGCCACGGGATTCGCCCTGCCGCCGGCCCTGACGGTCAGCGAGTGGGCCGACGCCCACCGGATGCTCCCGGAAACCAGCGCCGCCCGTGGGGCGCGATGGCGCACATCGACCGCGCCCTACCTGGCGGGGATCATGAACGTCATCCATGAGCCGGATATCCGGAAGGGCGCGTTGATGAAGTGCCACCAGTCGGGGGGCTCGGAAGCCTTGAATAATATCATCGGCTATTGCATCGAACATGACCCCTGCCCGATGCTGGCGGTCCACCCCACCGCCGGGGCCGCCGAGGCCTTCTCGAAGGAGCGGCTCTCCGACATGATTCGCAGCACGCCGGCGCTGCGGTCCGTGGTGAGCGATGCGCGAGTCCCGGGGACAGACGGCCGCCCCGAAAATACCCTCAGCCTCAAGATGTTTCCCGGCGGGTTCCTCGCCCTGGGCGGCGCCAATACACCCAACACCTTCGCGCGCTGGTCGGTCCGGCTGGCGATCGGCGACGACGTCGATCGCTTTCCGCCCGTGGTCGGTGATGAGGGCGATCCGGCCGAGCTGCTCGTCAACCGTACCACGACGTTCCACGACCGCCTTTCGCTCTTCGTCTCCACCCCGACGCTCAAAGGCGGCCGAATCGATTCCCTCTATGAGCGGAGCGATAAGCGCCGATTCCACGTCACCTGCCCGGTGTGTGGTCGCGCGGATTATGTCACCTGGAGCGACGAGACCCACTTTCGCGTGGCGTTCGACGACCGGGATCCGGCCACGGCCCGCATCGAATGCCCCAGCGAAGAGCATGGCGGCTGCGGGTACCGGATCTATGAGCGGGAGCGCGGCGAGCTCGTGGCCTCCGGGATCTGGCGGGCGACGGCCGAGGTGCAGGAGGCCGGCCTCGCCGGCTTTCACGTCCCGGCGATGCTCAGCCCCTGGGTCACGCTCTCGGAACTGGTGGAGAAGTTCTTGGTGGCGCGGAAGAGCGGGCGCGAAGCGTTCAAGGTCTTCGTCAACACGATGCTCGGCGAGCCCTGGGACGATCGCACCGCGAGAATGGAGGCGCACCAGTTGATGGTCCGTCTCGAAGAGTATGGCGATCTGCCCGGGGAGATCCCGGTCGAGGTCCCGCCCCCCGCGGTGGCGCTCACCGCCGGCGTCGACGTCCAGAAGGACGGCTTCCTGCTGCTGGTCTGCGGCTGGGGCCCGGCATCCGAGCGCTGGGTGGTCGATTGGCGGAGGATTCCGGGCGACCCGAAGGACGCCGACACCCGGGCAAATCTCCTGGAGGCGCTGACCCGTCGCTACCAACATGCCAGCGGCCAGCTCCTGCCGATCCACGCGACCTGCATCGATTCCGGATATGCGGCCGATGAGGTCTATAGCTTCGTCCTGGCCCACCAGGCGCGGCGCATCTACGCCACCAAGGGCCAGGCGGGCAAGTCCGGCGAGCCGCTGGTCTGCAAGGTGACGCCCCCGTCAAGCAGCGGACAGACTCGCCGCGGCCGATCCGCTGCGGTGCCGCGCGCCGCGCGCCGGACGGTGAATCTCTACAACGTGAACGTCGATGACGCAAAGGCGATGGTGATGTCGAGCCTGGCGCTGGTGGCCCCGGGCCCGAACTACATTCACTTCCCGTCGCGCGTCGAGACGGTGGATTCGGAATTCTTTTCCCAGCTCTGCGCCGAGCATCGGGAGAGCCGCTACAACAAGGGCGGCGTCTCCACCAGCAGCGTCTGGGTACAGGACCGCGAGGACAACCATGCGTTCGACGCCATGGTGCTCTCGCTGGTCGCCTTTCACCTGCTCCGGCCGAACCTGCGCGACATGGCGGCCCGGATCCTGGCGGTGCAACCGACGGCCAAGCCCGAGGCGCCCCCATCGGTTGATGCGACCCCGGCGCCCGCGCGGGCAATCCCGGCGGCTCCACAGCCGGCTCGGCGGGCGGCCCCGCGGCGGGTCTGGAGGAGTAGTTATCTGGGGTGAGTGCAGACGTCTGCACGGAGCATAGAGCGATGGCGTGGACACAGACTGAAATCGACTCCCTGAAAGCGTCCATCGCGCAAGGGGTGCTGACCGTCAAGTTTGCCAATCGGGAGGTGACCTATCGCTCCCTGCGCGAGATGCGCGAGACGCTGGCGATGATGCAGGCGGACGTGGCGAGCACCACGCGACCGCGGGCCTACGTGATTCGGTCCGGGAAAGGGCTGTGATGCGACTCCTCGCGCAGATCGGCCGAGGCATGCAGCGCGTCGGATCGTACCTCGCCCCGCGCATCAAGAGCCAGGCCGTCTATGAGGGCGCCTCGCAGGGCCGGAGGCTCCGGGGATTCTACGCCCCCACCATCGGCGCGAACAGTGGCGTGGTGTATTCGCTCGGCACGCTGCGCGATCGATCCCGCGCCTCGAACCGCAACGACGGCTATTCCCGCGCCGCCATCGATCGGCACGTCTCCAACATGGTCGGCACCGGCATTGTCCCGCAGAGCCGCGCCGAGGACCCCGCGTTTCGCGCTCGGCTCCACCAGCTCTGGTTCGACTGGTGCGACGTGGCCGACGCGGACGCGCAGCGCGACTTCAACGGCCTCCAAGCCCTGGCAGCCCGTGGCTGGATGGAAGGCGGCGAGATGTTCCTCCGCCTGCGCCCCCGCCTCCCGCAGGACGGCCTGACGGTCCCGCTGCAGATCCAGCTCCTGGAGCCCGAACTCGTCCCGCACGAATACACGACCGTCGCCCCCGGGGGTAATCCCATCCGCGCCGGGATCGAGTTCGACCCGATCGGCCGGCGCGCCGCGTATTGGTGCTGGAAGGCGCGGCCCGAGCAGCTCGACACCATCCAGTCCGGGACGATGGTCCGGATCCCCGCCGACCAGATGCTGCACCTTTATGAACCGGTTCGCGCGGGGCAAATCCGCGGTCTCCCGCAGCTCACGCAGTCCATCGTCGAGCTGTTCGACATCAACGGCTTCAAGGACGCGACGCTCCTCCGGCAGAAAATCTCCAACATGATGGTCGGCACCGTCACGTCGGACCCCTCCGATATCGCCGAGCAAATTGACCCACTGACGGGGAAGCCAATCACGACGGAGGACGGCACGGCGACTCTCGCGATGGAGCCGGCAACACTGGTGGAGATGCCCGCAGGGAGACAAGTCAACTGGTCCAGCCCGCCGGAGGCGACCGGATACGCCGACTTCATCCGTGAACAGCTCATGGCCGCCGCCGTCGCCGCCGACGTGCCGTATGAGGTGCTCACCGGCGACATGCGGGGCATCAACGACCGCACGGTGCGCGTGATCCTCGGAGAGTTCCGGCGCCGTGTGGAACAGCGCCAGCACCACACACTGGTCTTTTCCATGCTCCGCCCGATCTGGCTCGCGTTCCTCGATCGCGCCATCCTCTCCGGCGCCCTGGACGTCCCCGCCGCCTACTGGACCGACCCGACCCCCTGGCAGCGCGTGGAGTGGCTCCCGCCGACCTACCCGTATCTGCACCCCGTGCAGGACGTGCAGTACCGCGTGGAGCTCAGCCGCGCCGGCTTCACGAGCCGGTCCCGC